AAATATACTCTAGCAGATTTTATAAAATTCACTTTTTCATTACCTATTATACCTGCTTTTATTTCATAATTAGAAATATTAAGTTCTGCTAATCTAGATTCAAATTTTCTTTTACCATTAGTATTGGTAATTATTTTTGCTGGTAAATTTGTTTTTTTAATTACTTCCAAATATGCTTCTGGATTTTTTCTATCCTCCCATCTACCTATAAATAGAACACCGGATCTTTCACCATAGTTTGGTATAAGAAGATCCCTTTCAGACATAGGCATAGGAAGTAAGGTTGCATTATTACAATCATTGTTTTTTAATTCATCTAAATTTCTTTGTGATTGCGTTCCAACATATGCATAATTAACTGTCATTAATCTATTGAAAAATTCATTACAACTTTCTGTAAATACCCCCTTAAATTTTCTAGTATTTCTAAAAACCATAGATTCTTCATGCGTATAAAAGACAACAGGTATATTATGACCTATATCTAATGCAAATACTGCAGGCATTGCCTCCATGGAATTACAAACAATACAATCATATAAATTATTTTGGAATGCTTGAATAATAGATTTTCTAAAATTTATCATCTTTTCAAAATTAATGGAATCTGAAAAGACAAAAATGCTAGTATGTTCAGCATAAGATATAGAATCTTTAGAAAAAATTATATTTGCATTTAGATCTTCTAATACTTTACTAAAACCTCCAGTAGGTGCTTTATCGAGAATAATGTCCACTTTCCAATTCATTTTATTGGACATTTCTGTAAATCCCTTAGCAAATTGACCTATTCCTCCATGGGGCACTAGATGTTGATCACTAATAAGAAATGCAATTCTTTTATTGTATAATTTCATTTCATTTTATTAATAATATTAAAAAATTCTTGTTTAAGTGAAGGATCTTTTCTAAACTGTCCTCGCATTATAGAAGTAGTCATATCAGATTCGTGTTCTTTTACTCCCCTATGAGTCATACAATGATGTTCTGCTTGAACTAGCACTGCAACTCCATCTGCTTTTGTTTCTTTCTCAATAGCATCAGCAATTTGCATAGTCATTTCCTCTTGAATTTGAGGTCTAGAGGCGATCCAATCTGTTATTCTATTAAATTTACTTAATCCAATTACGTTTTTACCAGGAAAAACGCCTATATATGCTTTACCTACAATATTTTGAAAATGATGAGCACAAGTACTTCTAATTGTTATAGGACCTGTTACATATAGTTCGTCATATTCTGTTACATTAGGAAAGGCTGTTATTCTGGGTGGATTTTCATATCTACCTTTAAAAATTTCCTTAACAAACATCTTTGCAACTCGATGTGCTGTTTCATTAGTATTGTGATCATTATCAGTGTCAATAACTAGGGAATCTAAAACACCTTGAAATTTACGTGTAACTTCATCTACAAGTTGATATATTTCATTCTCATTTATTATGTGTTGAGAAATATTATCATTAGAAAAAAATCTATCATTATTTTTTAATATTCTATTTCTAATTATTTGACTAATAGGTTTACTATAATCTTCATCATCATGTATCATTTAACATCCTCGCTAACTTTTTTATTTCTTCATCATTTAAGAAAAATTCATAAGTACTTTCATTAATTAATCTATTATTAGAATCAAATTCTTTTCCAATAAAATATATTGCTTTCATGTCAGCAGGAAATAAAACATTTTTTATTTTCACACTTAATTTATAGTCTGATCTATCTATGATATTCATTAGGTTCCCCAGGCATTTTTAAAAAGTGGTATTTGTAATCTATCAGAATATCTAAAATTGTTTTTTAGTGCCAATATTGCTACTTTAGTTTTATTTTTGTTATAAAGATCCTCAGTACCTCCACAGGGCATTAAATATACTGGTCCTTTAAATCCTACACTACTGTAGTCTTTTACTACTTCCTTTATCTCATCTATATCCTCTTCTGTTGCAACAACGAATTTTAAATAAGTATAACCATGTTCCTGATATTGTAAGATAACTTCAGGTTTTATTGCATTTTCTTTAGTTTCACCACTATTTGTTAATTTAGGACTTACACTAAAAGTAATACTATCCCAACCTTTACGCCAATTTTTTTTAATATATTCAGAAAATTCAGGTATTAATTTTTGTGTACCATTAGTTTCAAAAGTTATATCATTTAATCCTATCATTCTAGGTTCACATAGTAAAGCATTATATTCTTTTTGCCAACCAAGTAATGGTTCTCCACCTGTAATTACCAGATGTTGTCCCTCCCATTTTTTATTTACTAATAGTTCTATAATTCTATCTACTACGGCGCTAATAGTAAGCAAAGGAGACATATGTTTAAATCTAGTATCCCATGACGGATAGGAATCACAACCTGTAGATACTAATGGTAAATCATTATAATTTTTATATTTTTTTATATTATTTGCTATAATGTTTCGTTCCTCACTTACTTTTCCTTTAGGCATACCAAAACCACCACAGGTAAAGTTACACCCAAAAGTTCTTAAGAATACTGAAGGAACACCCATAAATTTGGCTTCACCTTGTGGTGCCAAAAAAATTTCTGAAATTTTAATTTTGTTCATATTTGTCAATAATTAATATAAGATAATATTATTTAGTTATCTATTCGTCAGAATCTACTGAAAATATGGATTCTTCCTCAGCTAATTTATTTTTTTTCGGTAATTTTATTACACGTTTTTCTATGTCTATATTATCTATTTGTTTCTTTAAATAATCTAAAAATTGATTATTAAAATCTCCACTATCATGTTCTTGAGTAATCATACTATCTAAATCCATTGTTTCTATAATTTTATACTTAGTTGCTAACATCTTTTTTTCTCTTTGTATACGACGAAGAAAAGCAAAATAAATTATCTGAGTATAATAAGAAAAAGGATTAGATGATTTGGTAGGATCAAATTTAGCAGCAGCAGTAAGACAATTTTCTATACCATCACTAATCATATCATCTTTAAAAGGATAATTTATAAAATTTGATTTGTAAGAAAGATGTGTAGCAATTTTTATAAAACATTCACCTATATAATTCGGTACTTGAGGTAAAGTTGTATTATTCTTTTTTGCTATCTCTACCTTATCTTTATAATCAATAAGTGCATCTAGAAATAATTTATTATCCACATAGTGTGAGGACACTGGAATATTCTCAGTGTAATGTGACTTTTGGTTTATATCTAAATTCTTCTTCGGCATGATCATTCTCTGCTATAGAGTTAAGATTTTCTAAAAATTCTTTTACTTTACTTTCCATGGATTGTTCATTTTTATCAGATACTTCCATATTTTTTTCATTTTTTATAAATTCTGTATATAAATCTATTATTTTCTTATCAAGATCTACTACTGATACTATACTATTGGTAAAAATAGTATATACAGATTCCATAGCAAATCTTAACCAAGGTTGAAGCACATAACTTTCAACAATAGAATTTCCCCTACTATACCTTATGGATTTTACTATAACTGGATCTATAATTTTTATACTATTACTTGTTTTTATTATTTCAAAATCTTTATCAGTTGTACAAATGATATCTTCACCAGTTACAAGTTTTAATAATTTGTAATTGTTGGTTATATTCATTTGATGTCTACCGTAATGAGTTTATAATCGAATTGTTCGCTATTATAAATTTTAATTCTTTCAATCATATGAATTAAAGTATAATTTTTTCTTTTTCTCCAAGAGAAATCGTCAGATAAATCAAATAATTTACATTGTTTTTTAGTTTCACTAGTTCTTAGTCCCCGACCTATACTTTGTAAATTTCTAATACGAGATTTAGAAGGTGAAGCAAAAATAATATTATGTAAATTACGAATATTTACTCCTGTAGAAAATACACCTACTGAAGCCACTATTATAGCATTATTTTCATTCTCTGTCAATATTCTTACATTTTCTCGTTGTTCTGTATCAGTTCCTCCATATATAAAAAATATCTTTCTATCATTAGCAGCTTCATTAATTAAATCATAAAGTATTTTTCCATGTTTTTCTACATATTGAAAAAGTACCAAAGTATTACCTTTTTGAGTTATGGTTAAATTTTTAATATATAAATTTCTAGATTCATACTGTACTATAAAATCTATTTCCTCTTGATATGAGAAGTCTTTAACTAGTTTTCGTACGTTATTATCATAATTTAATATTATATTATATATCTTTAACTTGGCTAAAGTATTATCATCCATTAATTTCTTGGTAGTTATTACTTTAAATACAGTACCAAATATGCCCTCCAAAACTAGTTTATGTGTTTTACTTCCATCTAGTGTTCCTGTAGTACCTATACGATAGGGAGATAAAATACATTTATTTAATATACCAGTTAAACTTTTTGCTTTAAATAAATGCGCTTCATCACCATAAATAGTTTTAAACTCTATAAAAAATTGTTTAGGTAATTTATAAATAGATTGCCATGTACTAATAATGACGTTATATTCATTAGTTTTTTCATGGCCACCATAAATTCTATAACAATTTTCTGATACGTTCCAATTATTCTTTTCGGAATAATCCAAAAAGTCATGATACATTTGTTCTACCAAGGAAGTTGTAGGTACAATGATTAATTGTCTTCTACCAAATTCTCTATGCCATCTAATCAAACAGTATATAATAAGACTTTTACCAGAAGCAGTTGGACTTAATAATAAAATTCTACCATTTTTTATTGCATTATAAACTGCTTCTATTTGGTAATCTCTTATTTCTATCTTTTCTCCTCTGGAATGAAGATATAAATTATTACAAAAATTTTCTATTTGTTCATATGTAACAATATCATTAATTTTACTAAAGTTACTATCATCTATCTCATATCCACGTTCTTTTGCAAATACATCTATATAATCTTTTAGTCCTACATGTATTTCTTTTGTAAATAGAGAGAACAATCTAGTTTTACCATCCCAAACTTTTGCTTTATATAAAGGATGAAATTTAGCACCAGGAACATCAAATGAAAAATATTCATGTAATTCTTGCGCAATAGAAGGTACAGTATCAATTACAAGATGTGCTTCATTTTTTTTTAGAATTTTAATGGTATTATTCATCACATTAAGCCATTACTTAACTTAGCCCATTCTATACAAGATTTAATATCCCATGTCCGAGAATTAATTGAACGAATAATTTGTTCTAACTGATTTAAAACTGTTTTATAATATTCTATCTTATCTTGTAGAATAATTAAATCTTGGTCACCTTGTAAAAATTCATCTATTTCATTTTTTAGAGGTTTAGTTCCTTGCCATTGACTCCAACCTTCTTCTTCTAGTTCTTGCCTAGACATTTCTCCTCTATAATAACGATATTTTTTTCTTCTACAATTATAATATTCCGATTCACTTTTTCTTAAATTAAGACGAGTAGAAGATAACAAATTGATATATTTAGAATGTAATAAAGGAACTTTGGCTGATTCTTTTCCTAAATTTGTTTCATCAATTTTACAATCTTCTGACCACATTTGCTGTAGGTCAGTTAATTTCATTTTTGAAACTGTATAATTTGTGCTGGATTACCTGCAAAACAAAAGGAACCATAGTGATTTAAGCTAATACTAGGATCTAACCATATGTCCCCACCTATGTCTTGCCATCTACGGCAAAAAGTGTAATCCTCAGATAAATATCTTTTATCTACGGGATCAATCATGGTATCAAATAAAGCATAAAAATGATCTGATAAATCTTGATTTAGTTGTACATCATTATTATATTTTAGTTCTGGATATGCTTTTATAAGTTTTAAAATAGAATTACGTTTAATCATCATAAACCCAGTACCTGCATCATGTAATTTAACCACACCTCTATCTATTGCTATAGTTCTTTCTTCTTTATTTAAAAATTTAAAATTAACTGCATAATCAGCACCCATAGCAGCAATATTACCACTTTCCTTAGTTTTTTCTGGATCTTTTAAAATATTGTCTCGAACACGTTCCCAATTTACACCCTTTTTGGGATAAGCTCCAACACATACATCTCGATTATGTGCATATAATTTTAACATATCCTCTACCTGAAATTCTATATCTGCATCAATAAACATCAAATGAGAATAATCTGATGCAAGAAAATATGCAAGAAGAACATTTCTAGCTCTTGTTACTAATGACTCATTAGCAATAGTTCCAAATGCCAAAGGCACTTTATGTTGATTAAAAAAGGTCATTAATTTAATTACAGAACGAAAATAAGGTTCGGTAAGTTGACCACCATAACAGGGAGTGGCAATGAAAAATTTATTTTTACGAAGCTCATCAACGTTAATAGTAATTTTACCTTCATTATTTTCGGGTGCCTTTGCTTCTTCTAAAGCCACGGTATTATCAAAAGTAGGAATAATTTCTGTCATAAAAACCTCTATTATAATGGTATTATATCAAAGTACTTATATTTAAATGATGCAATTCCAACCATGTAAGGTACATCTGTTGTGGTTACGTCATAATCTAGTGCTTCTAATGATATAGGAAATAAATCATAAAATATGATATCAGTTTTAGGTGTATTTGTCGAGTCTAAAATAGATAAAGTCGCATCTGAGTATGCCAATGCATCTGTTCTGTTTCCGCCTATATTATAGGGAAATCTATTTTCTCTCTTTTGAATAAAAGAAGAAAATTGACTATGTTCCTTAGGAAAACCTAAAGCTATAATCCAGCCTGATAATTCAATATAATTTGACATATCTTCTTGTATAAGAAATCTAATTGTAAAATCACCAAAATTTATTTTATCACCTATAATAGGAATGTCAACAAAAGGAGTGGGCATAACAGCATTACCTAGTTGTAATGCGGGAATATTTGCTGATTGACAAGTGTAGGCAACCTGAGGCATCTCTTTAATCACAAATCTAAAACCATTAGGTCTTAGGTAGTTATAAGTAGTAGGTAAAGATGCTACATAGGAATTAACTACTAGAGATATATTAGGTGTATATGCCATATGAACTCCTCAACCTTATTTATAAAAAAAGGGGGAATTTTATTCCCCCTAAGTCCGATCTACGTCGGCTCAATCAAAAGAGATTCAGAATTTGTGTCTTACGATAATATTGATTTCTACTTGCTGTAAAAGTATCTGCATCGACAGTACCATTTGCCTGTGTAACATAAGGATTAGCAATCAGACCATAACGTGTCTTAAAACCAATTTTTGGTTGAAAACTATTAGGATCTACTGCACGAACCATTTGAAGAGGAACATATGGGCAATAGAAAATACCTGCATCATAAGGCGAGGTGCCCTTATATCCCACAACATAAAATTGGCTGGATGCACCTAAATTAGCAGAATAAGGATCAACATATACACGATAGCGACCATTGAGAACACCTGCAAAGGTGTTACCTGTATCATCTACATTAAGACTTGTAGATAATGCTGGGGCATAATCCAATACACCTGCCATTGCCAACGCAGAAGCTACATCAGCTGAACAAACAATTAGATTACCTTTACCTCTACGAGTATCTTGTGCAATATGATTTGCATCACGCTCTATGTTAAATAATAGTCCTTTAAAACGTTCAACTGACCAACGTCCATTTGAATCAACATCAAGATCAAAAGTACCTGCTGTTGCTGTTGCTGGAGATCCTGCTTTGGCAACAGTATAAATTAAACGAACAATTTCACGATTGATTTCAAACATAAATTCCTGCGAAAGAATATTTGAAAGCTCTGCTTCAGCATCAAGACCATGGATCGCCTTTAAATCTTGTGCTAATTCAACAGTGTATTCTGCCTTTAATGCTCTGGATTTAGCAG